ACCAACCGTCTCTTTGATATCCCCCCATGAATTGGCATTCTGCATGCGCAGATCAGCCAGGGCCTCTGCCGTACCACCATAGTCTTCGCCAAGCTTCTCGACCAGATAGGATACTCCCTCGGTCTTGAGCCGGGTATCATCAAGCTCGATGCCATAACGACCAAGCATCTGAGTATGACCATTAAGAGCCCGACCCATGAGATCGAAGGCACTCTCCACACTCATCCCGGTGGCTTTATTGGCTTCGGTAAAGTCCAAGAGTACCGGCACCAGAGCTTTGATATCGTCCTTACTCAGTTTGAAAGTCTGGGACATCTTTGCCATCAAAGGCAGCAGCTGTTCATCTCCATAGTTGGTAACTGACTGCATGGCAGAGGCAAAATTCGCCATCTCCGCATTCGCATCACCAAAGGCAATGGTGGTCAGGGTCATGGCCTGTTTTTGCACCAGCGCGGCATCCAACAGGTTATTGAAGCCCTGAGTGAGCTTCCCAATAGCCTGGACCACGCCATCGATGGCTATTTTGACGTCTCTGATGGTCCCCAGGGCCTGTTCTGCGCTGATTTTAACGACCTTGGGCTCCTCTACAGTGTTCTTCAGGTTGTCCGCTTCCTGGCCTACCGTGCGCAATTGCCCGGTGGCGTCATCGGTCTGGAGGATCAGCCTAAAGCTCAGCTCTGCCATCTTATTTCCCTTCTTTTATGTTGATACACAGCCGTTCATAGAGTTCTGGGAGGCTCAGACTCTCAAAGTCCAGGGCTGTGTATCCTATAGTTCTCATCGTTACTTCGAATTTGGCGAGGTTTGTTTCTTTTTTGTCGGAGTCTTTAATCCGATACTTGCGAGCCAACTGGCGTATTTCTCTTTGTTGCTCGCGATATATGCGAAAAAAGCGGAGATGTACTCCAGCCCCTCGAGGGCGTCCATCTTATCAGGGTCCCTCCCGCTCAGGATGGCAATGAGTTCTTTATCCACTTCAGAGCGCGAGATCATTTCCAGCAGGTCCAGCTCGGACACTTTTGCCATTTTGCCGGCCAAGAGATCGGCCAGCTTGGCCTTTATGGTATCGTTACTGATGGCCAGAGCCAGGATTTGGCGGAGTTGATTGTAGCTTAGCTTTGTTTGCATTTATCCCGCCGGTACCGGGGCATACGCAGGAATGTGTAATGGATAGATCAGGCCTTCGGTGCTGCCCTGGATCTCGGTGCTAATCACCACAGTCCAAAGACCATCAGCCTCACCGGACCATTCGGTCACCCAAGAGAGGCCATTTATTATCACAATATCGAGATCGTCGACTTCGGGAATCGTGCTCATAACATCCTTATTTGCCAGGATCATGGTCATCGGCTGGCCCTGGAAAAGGGTGGACTCCAGATAGTTCTTTTGAGCCTCGCTGAGGCCACAGACGGCAAGCTCTACGGAGCTGCTACGGCGGCCGGGGATGAGGAAATTACGGGTTTTCAGCTTTTCTATTTTCGAATCCGTTTTGCCAGGCTTTTCGGCAAGTTCGCCAAAGGGATAGAAAACTTGGCCGCTCTCACTAAACAACTTTTTAAACCTCTCCGGATCACTGAAGTAAGTTTCGTAGGAACTATCTGCTTTCCCCGCAGCATAGTAAAGCAAGCTGCCAGGCAGGACCTGCTCCAGCGCGGCGAAGTTGAGCTCTTCTTTGGTTATTAAAGAGTCATCTGGTAAAATAAGTGGCATTTTTAAGCTCCTTTGTTAAAATGTAGGGGCTTTCGGCTGAAAGCCCCCGTTGATGGTTAAGTAAATCACGCTAAACCCTTTAGCGCCACGATGCGATTTGTGGTATTACCCGCGAATTCGGTGGAGATGATGAGAGTCCAGAGGCCGTCGGCCTCGCCACTCCATTCCACCACCCAGCGCATACCGTTGAAGATGGTGGCGCGGTCGCGCTCCTTGGATACGGCTACGATGGTTACTTCTGCGCCACTGAAGGCGGAACTTTCGAAATAGCTCTTTTGCTTTTCGGAAAGGCCGTTCAGTGAAAGCTCAATGCTGTTGCTGCGCTTCCCCGGAATCAGGTAGTTGCGCGTCTTCAGCTTTTCCACTTTGCTGTCGGTTTTGCCAGGCTTTTCGGCGAGCTCACCGATCTGCTTCAGATAGGTGGAGAGCTCCGTTTCCATGGCTGACTTTGTGGCATATTTCGTGCCGATCTCGGCACTGGTGTAGGAGCCCAGGCCGAAGAACACTTCATCGGCGATGAAGGTATCGGACAGGGCCGCAAACAGCAGATCCGCGGCGGTGGTTCCGGAGGCGAAGGTGGGGGCAGTGAGTCCTGGCATTAGAATACCGCCTTGGCGAGTTTGCCGGCTGCGCTAAACAGCCATTTGCGGTTGCGATAGACGAATTCCACCGCCCCGCCAATGGTGCCGAAGGTCTTCAGCACCAGGCCTTTTTTCTTCTTCTTCCCGGACAAGGCGGTGGTCACTTTTGCCACAGCCATCTGCTTCTTGACGTCGTTGTCCAGCCCCCTGGTTTCAGCCCCATTGGCAATGTCCTGAATGATGTCCAGGATCTGCGTGAGGGCAGAGGCAATCTGCGCTTTGTCGGCGCTCTTTTTCCAGATCAGGCTGATGATCCACACTATCACGAGCGAGAGCATGCTGACCATGATCTGTTGGTTGTTCAATATAAAGTCCATCTTTCCCTCCTACATCTTATAGAATATTAGGTTAAGATGTGCTACGGTAGCGGAAGCCGCTCGTTTTACCCATATATAAGGCGTCTTGTAGGTTGGTAGTATAAACGGAGTTCCTGGCACAATCCACGCATAAGGCTTGGCGGTATCGTAATATAAGCTGTCTGGGGATATGACCACTGCCCCGGAATCCGCCAGACACCAGACTTCCATGCACCTGGCCGGAAGCGTGACCTTGTGCCACAGGGTGTCGGCTGCAGGGCTGTAGCGCAAGCACTCGAAGCTTTTGTGAAACTGCATCTCCTTTTTGCGGGAATCCACTGGCAAGGTCTGGGCACTGAGCCCGGCCACCAGGGATACAATCAGGATCAAGCTCATGATCATCAGGATAAAGGTTTTGTTTCTCATCTTTGCCTCCTTTAGGCGATTACGAAGACTTTCACGAAGCCATCGACGTAGGTGATGCCGGGACGCACGCGGATGTACCAGTGGTACTTCCAGTCGCTACCATGATGCTCTACTTTGAGCTCGGCATCGGTGCGGTAGCCCAGGATGATGAACTTGGGCAATCCGGCGATTATGTAGTTATCGGGCATCAGACGAGGCTTCACGGGGATACCCGCAAAAGAGACGTTGCCGCCCTCGAGCAGGAACCGGTCGCCAGCGCCGGTCAGGCGTTTGGCAATCTCGCTTCTGAGGCGCACCAGGTCTTTGTGGGAAACGTAGAACTTGAAGCTCTCCTGATCTTCCAGCATGCCCTCATCGAAAGTCAAAAGCGCGGCTTCGAACTTCTCGTCCCAGTCCACGTTGGTTTCGGCATCGATGGTGGTCACAGCGGAGGCGGTGGTGGCGAGCTTGATAATCCCTTCCAATGCTGCCAGCGCAGGGGTTGCAGAGTCTCTGTCTCCACGGAAGAGCAGCTTGCGGATGGCCTTTTCGGCCTTCTTGGCAATGTGATTTTCCACGTAGGCACCGAAGGCCTCTTCGCCATATTTGTCCTTATAGAACTCGACTGTGTCGCGTCCCAGGGTGAATTCTGCGTTCAGGATGCCAGGGCTTACGGTGAGATCGCGGGTGGCAATATCCTGCGCAGCTCCAGCTTCGTCGAGGGAATTCGTAAACACCAAATCCTGGACTATGCCGATGTCTATTTTATGGTCCTTCAGCAGAGGCACCACAGTGATGTCGCTCAGCGTGTCACCGGGTTGACTGCCAATCACCTCATCGATGAAGAGGCTGGTGGTATTGGGGGTGAGGATGTTCATGGCCTTTCCGGAGTCCACGTCGGCAATGCCTTTGTAGAGTTCGCGGTGGCTGGCTTTTACCAGAATCTTCTGGCTTCCGATCATGACCTCACGATCGATGTTTTGTTCCCCGGGCTCTCCCTTCAGGCTCTTACTGATAGCCTTGGTGATGCTCATAGAAAGCTCCTTAATTTCGTTTGTGAATGCTTTGATGAGCTCGGTGGTGGCGGTGCTGCCGTCTTCCTTTTCGAGCTCGTTGATTCTGCCCTGGATCGTGTCCAGTACCTTGGTGGTTTCTGCGGCAGGGGTACTGCCAATGGCCTTGCGGATCGACTCAAGCTGACTCTTCAGCTCTGCCACGAGGGCGGCATTGCCACTCTCTGCGACATCTTCGGCAAAGCCGGCAATGCTCACGCCGTTGAACTGGCCCTTCATCACCTTCTGCCAGAGCTCGCTATTGAGGTTCTCACACTTCAGCACGGTGACCCAGGCTCCCACCTTGGTCTCAGGGAAGTGCTCTTTATCCTCAGCCTTGAGGATATAGGATTCTGCGATTACAAACTCCGGGACGGGATGGTTGTTGTGGTTCACGTCGTTCTTACCCACCAGGCCCTTCTTGGCAAAGTGATAAGCGGCTTTCTTCACCTCTTCGGCGCTGTAGGTATCTCCCTGTGAGTCGACCACACCGGGCTCCATCACGGTTACATAGAGCAAGCCTTCGCTGCCCACGGTCTCGGCCTTGAACTTGGCGGTGGCGCCAAAGCTGGCCAATTTGCCATTGGCGCTTTTGATGATTGCGCCTTTCATGTTGGCGGGCTTCACGTCGTCGAACAAAAGACTGATTAGATCCACGTCCACATTACGCAGCTCCGCCTTCACAATCCGGCGCCTTCCTTTTTTGAATAGTCCCATAAGACTCTCCTTTAGCTATTGCGGAGACTGCCAAACAGCCTCTCATCTTCGGTTTTCAGGATCTCGGTCAGGTTGCCGAACGCAAAATCGTCCGGACTCACATTCCAGCCAAATTCCCAGTTAAATTCTATTGCAAGCGTCATGGCGAGGCGCTTCTGCAGCGGCTTCACCACGAAGTTGTAAAACATTGTCATGTCAGACTTGCTGTCCCCTCCGAGCTGTCCGGGGATGAGCTGGCTCACTATCCGGGCCGGAACCCGGTGGTAGGCCAATATCCCCTCGCGGAGGTCTTTCTTCAGGCTGAGGAATCCACCTTCGCGATCTTGCTGACGCAGTGGCTCCAGGCGGATTTTTACGTCCCGGCTTTCGCTCTCGATCAGCACGGTGGAGTGGCTGCGTTCGTTGCCCTTCACTTCCCGCAGAGCCCGCTCGATCTCGGAGTAGGCATCGCTCATTACTTCGTTGCCACCCTCGTCGGTGATGGTGCCATCGCGCAGGGTACCACCCTCCACGATCATGAAATAATCTATCATCAGGCCGTTCTTGAAGTTGTTGTAATCAAAGGTCTTGATCTCGCCCAGAATCTCGATATTGATGGCGATAGGCAGGCAGGCCAAGCCCCAGGCATTGCTGCGGTGGGTGCTTTTTTTCATGTGGATGATGTCGGCATAGGGATAGTCTTGCCGCTTGTTGCTTTTCACCTGGATATAGTCCGGCTGGGAAAAGCCAAAGTCGTTGTATTTCTCCACGATCTGGACTTCGCCGGCCAGCATGCGCTCCAGCCCTACCCATTGTCCCTGGGCATTGCGCATCTTGATGAGGAAGCCATTTCCACAGGCCAGGTAAAACTTCATCATTTCGCTGATGACGGTGGTCTGGTCTTCACAGGCTGGAAATTCCGCTACCTCCATCCAGGCGTTCACCTTGGGGTTTTTGCACTCATAGGTCATTACCGTAGCCATGGTCAGCGCATCGATGCAGCCGGAGTGGTATTCGTCCAGATCCAGCATGTTGAGCAGCTTCGCCATACTGAAGGGCGCGGAGATAATCCGCTTCTGCTCCTGGGCTTTACTCACCAGGCGCTTGCCGGTCACGGGGATATTCGCCAGGTCTATCGGCTCTGTGGCGTAGTGCTTCGTCAGCAGCTCTCCGGCATTGCTAATGGCCACGTTACTATTGCCTATGCGTGAGATCCTCACGACCCCGCCCCTGTGCCGGCCTTCAGCAGTTCGATCCTGGCTATGCGCACCAGCCGGGCGCCATCTATCCGGGAAGTGTAATACTCCACCTTGGGTAGATCGCGGTTCATGCCGGCTATATAGTGGGTCCTAAAGTTTTCTTTCAATGTGTAGAGTGCCTGGTCAGGGTCATCTGCCTTTTGGGCGTTCACCACCAGGAACACAGTCCAGGCGATGTCCGTATCCACAAAGCGCCGGGAGGTGCCGTTCTTGCCGGTTTCACCATCCAGGATTACTATTGCTGCAGGCAGCTCCTTGGGGATATCGTCCTTGTTGAAAAGGACTGTTTTTGCTCCTGCAGAGATCAAAGCTTGTTTGATTGCTTCGCGTTCGTAGCTGAACTTTTCGCTGTTGGTCACAATGACACCTCTATGCTGCTCAATTGCTGATATATCCACTGTTCACGGTTCTTGATGATCTCTTCATAGACGTTGCGGGCAGCTATGCCCTCACGCTTGATTTTGCCCTGGATGGCGTAGGCCATCTGTTCGATGGTCAGCATCTTGCCGGTCTTCTTGTCTGTCCAATTCAGGTTCTTGCGCTCTACCCAGACCTTGAGCGGGGCGATGGGGGTCCAGCTTGGGACCTTGCCACCCAGCACAAAAGGCTCGTGCTTCACGTTGGAGCCGACTCTGAGAGTAATGCCGTCGCTCTGGAGCTGTACCAGGTAGCCGGCATTACTATAAAAGTCGCCTTTGTCATAGATCTTCTGGGCCATGATCTCTTTGCGGGCATCCGCATCTATCACGCTTCCGATCAGGTGCATCTTGCCCTCCAGGGCGTTAATGATCGCCCTGTAGATCTCGGCCATCAGTTCTTGGGTCATATCACGCCAGCCCGTATCAGCCGCGGAGGCCGGGGATTGAGGTCATCCAAAAGAGCCAATCCAGCGGGGCTGAGATATCCGTCCAGGACCCTTAGTGCACGCATCTGCAGACTGGCCTTGAAGGCTTCGATCTCGATGCCGGTGAGCAGCTCCGTGGCGCTCTGGTCTATGCCCACGGTCTTTACTATGCCTTCGCCCACAGTCTTCAGGTTGATGAATTCGGCGGTACTGTGCAGCAATAGAAAGCAGTAGGCAAAGCGGAACTTCGTCTGCAGATTGCTGTAGGGCACTGGCGCGGGAGTCGGCTCTGGGACATTGCCCTCAGCATCAGGAGTCCCGGGCTCTGCCTCTTCCATCTCGATGTCTGCGGTAGCGTCTGTATATGACTCAGAGGTGGTCAGCTTCTTCAGCTCCTCGAGCACCAGGGTGCTGTGCAGTTCGAAGATGGCGTTATCACTCATATCAGACGGCAGATTCAGCGTCTTCAGAGCATCACTGACGGAGACTGGAATCGCTTTAACCACGCAGACCAAAGCCCCAGGCTATCGCCCAATAGAAAAATGTGAAGGCCAGCATGCCACAAAACCAGGCTATCCAGGGGAAGATCCAGTTATAGGTTCTCCACCGGTATCTGCGCTGGTCTTTGCCGTTTCTATAGTGCTGCCAGCCAGACAGCCCCAGCAGGCCCACGATGTACAGCGGCCAGGCCAGGATGCTGATGAATAAAGAGAAAAGCCCCAGTCCGCCCGCTACGGCGTCGAGGATAGTCCATTTCAGGATGCGTGTGAGTTGTCTTGATTCTTTCATGTCATCTCCCGATAATTATGATGAGCCAATAGCCCAGGGAAAAAGCGGCATATCCTGCCAGCCAGTCCACTGTGCTATCCAGCCAGTTATATTGTTTGCGGAACCTCTTCATTTCGGCTTTGTAGGCCAGCTTGTAGGCAGCCTTCCACCGTTCATCTTTGGGCTCCAACATCTCGAGGTGTTGCCGGTCTGCGCTCTTTTCCCACCAGGCTTTCTTAGCCCGTTGATACTGGGCATTTTCCCAGCCCCAGAGTGCCATTGCCACGGCCATTGCAATGAACACGGCCAGAACTGGCACGCATAGCGCAACCAGGCCGAGATAGCCTATCAGCGCTCCGTATTTTGCATGCTTGTCGGTATTCGATAAAATCACTTTCATTCTTCACCTCGCTTTGATATGCCAAGCTTTGCCGCCCGCCGCTCAAGGTCAAATCCGCTTGCCCACTCCTGCCACAGTTTCATATCACTATCTCAGTCTGAGTCCGGCATTTCCAATGAAAAGGAGGGAAGGGAGTATGTGCGCCACTCACGCCGGTGGGATTGCCCTTGTCGTCATATTCTACCTGGCTTTCCTTTACCCAGGGGGCCAGGGCTTTTATGCGGTCCCGGCTCTCTTCCAGACCCTCGGCATTGACATCGATGTCCATGAGGTTATCACGGACTTCCAGTGCCACATCCAGAGGGTAAAGCTTGTTTTCGCTCACCAGGGCCCAACAGATCTCACTGGTGCGCTCATCCATGGGATTCACCAGCCGGTAGTACTGGGCTCCGGCCTTTTCATATCCGGAGAGGCGCCCCATTTCGCGCACCCTCAGAGCGGTGTGCTCGGCCAAACCCTGCCAGTAATGCTGGCCCTTGTCGCCGAGGTCGTTAAACTTTCCTTTCAGGGCATCAGCGAGCTCTTGCTTGGTGTGTCCCTGCTCGATGGCCTGGGTGAGAGTGTTTCTAAAATCATCAGAGATATCCGCGCCATAGTGCTGGCCTATCCAAAAGAGGTTCTGGCTCTGGAGCTGGCTGGCCAATTGCTGGTCCTGCACGCCCCACAGGCCAATGCTGATTTTGGCTTTCGCCTGAGTCCTCACGTCCTGGATGCCGAGGCGCAAGCTCCGCTCCACGTAAGCCTTCGTTTCGGCCCCTACCGCCATCATAAAGTCATTGCCCAGGTTCTGGTCGATGATATCCATCAGGGCATTCACATTGCGAGTTTCCAGGCGTTCATCTTTCGGCATATCGCTCAGCATCTGGATGGCCATATAGGCAGCCTCACGCAGTTCACGCTTCCAGGCATTATTCAGCACCCGGTAATATTCCAGCATCATGCGGTCAAAGGAGTTCATCGTCTCACCACTTCAGCTTCCGCACCCTTACCCGGTTGCGGCCAATGTTATATTCGTTGAAACGTTCCAGACAGCCAGCCAGGGCGTCACAGCCATCGATGTAGCCATCAGGATAGGTGAGGAACTGGCTGATGAGGGTAGGCGTATCCTGCCCCTCCGGAAAGAGCACTCCGGCGGTTTCAATGATCGTCTCGGTGCGCTCGATGCGCAGGTTCTTGTTTTCCCGGTTGTCTATTTTCTTGATCCTGTGGCTCATGGGAGGCAGCCCGTTATCTGCAGCCCAGCGATCGAAATCAGCCAGGATGCGCGCCTGCCCAAAGGTAGTCTCACAAGCTGCCCTGGCCTTCACCTTGTATAGCCGGTCCAGCTCTTGGTAGGCATCATAATAATATCTAAAAAACTTCGTATTGGAGGTCTGCCTGATCCACACGTGCATCACGTAGAACCTGGTGCCGTCATAGCCTATTGAGATCACGGCCTTGTAGCAGCCCTTCTCTCCCCAGGCGGGGTCTGCATACAGCCACACGCGCTTGATCTTGGGCGGCTCCGGAAGGCTGCGGTACTTCGTAAACCACTGGTTCTTGAAGATGTTTCCTTCGATTACAGGCTTCCCCAGCATCTCCCTCTGGTATCCTGTATTGCCGAATTTCAGCCGCAAGCTGGGCAGGGATTTAGTCGGGTACTGCTCTTCCCAGATCGATCTGCCCTTCTTATTTTCCAATGAGAAGCGCAGGATGGCTCTGTGTTGCGTTTTTAATACAGTTTGGTGTTCCAGGTTGAGGTCGGGTTTATCTGCCTTCAGATCGTCTTTAATGAGCTCCTGAAATTGGCAGATGGCATAATTCGGGTGCACCAGGTTCCCCAGCCAGATCACCCGGCCCGGCTCCGCTGGATCCAGCGCGCCGGCCAGCTCCTGGGTAATCTTCTCCATCTTGCGCCGGCCTATGGTCTGGTTGCCCATGTTCTCTTCTTTGTCGATGTCGTCACAGACGATCAGCCCCGGACGCTTCGCAGTCTTGGGGTTGATGGTTCCGCGGTGGCTCTGCTTGATGGATCTGGCCCGGATCCTGGTTTTGTTCTTCAGGTAAAAGTCCAGGTCGTTGGTATCCATCGGGGTCAGTTCCGGAAAGTCCAATGTGAGGCGTTTATTATTCACGAGTTCATGCAGGGTGAAGGCTGTGCGCTCCTGGGCCAGGTCACTATCGGCCGCCGTGTGGATCACATAGCGCTCACCCTTGATTATCCTCCAGATCGGATAGACCACACCCATGAGTACCGTTTTGCCGAGCCCACGAAAGCCCGTAATGGCGATGATGCCGACAGTCTTTTCCGTCTCATCGAACATGGTCTGGTGCGCTGGGCAAAAGGGTAAGCCAAAGATATGGGGAAAGTAGGTCATACTGAAAAAACTGAAAGCCTCCCAGCCCTCGCCGGTAGCCCTGGCCACACGCTCTTCACGCGCCCTGGGACTGTCCTGGCTAAAGGGCCGGACATGTGGCGTCTTGGCCGCAATCTCTTGGAGGGCTTTGTTTTGGCGCTGGATGAATTTAGTCAAGGGTTGCCTCGTTCATTATCGTATCCACCCTATCTTCCTCCCCGGTTTTAGCCAATTCTGCTAAAACAATAGATACCATCTCATCGTCTGTGGCATCGGCCTCCGCCTCGGCATAATCGAACTCTACAGACACATTCCCTTCATTGTCTGTGACTTCGTGGGCATCCCAGGTCACATATCTGAAACCTGAATAAGTGAAGCCCTTGATGGGTGTTGTGCATCCTGATCCTTTCACTGTATCCTCACTTAAATCTGTAATACTTATTGATTTTAATAATTTCAGCCACAAAGGGCAGATGACAGCTATACTTCTCTATCTGATCCATTAGGACACAGCTACCCGTAAATATCACATGTTTTTCGCCATCTATAATGACCTCCAGGGTAAGGCATTTCTCGCTGCCGCCACTGGAATATTTTGTCTTTCCAATTCGATATCCAGACACGACAAGCTCTTGGTTCAGAATGCTATCAATAGAAATCTTGTTTCCCTCAAGTGCTTGAGGTTCCTCAGCGAAATCGCCGAAGCGCTTCAGATTACCATTTTGCGAATTGGGTTCTTGCACTTCAACTCCTCGCTTGCTTCTATCATCTTGTCCTTTATGCCGTCAGTGATGTGCCGGCGCCTCAAATTCAACGTATTAGCATGGCACATCCACCCGTAATAGCTCACAAAACTGCTGAGCACTGCTTGTGCGCCCATGTTGCCCTTTAGGATCTCGCGCATCCTTCTTTTGAACCTTATGGCAATGGATTTTCTCAGCAATGTATAGCCAGGATAAAACCTGTATCCAAGAAAATCAATCCCGCGGTCAGCTATCGGGAATACCTGCCAATTATCTTTTACCTCGAGTTTCAGCTCTTCTTTGAGATATTTCTCTACATCCTTATGTAGTATGTGCAGACTGGGCTTGTCGGAAGCCAGGATCACCAGATCATCGGAATATCGGAAGTAGTGCTTAATCCCCTTTTCTTCTTTCAGCCAGTGATCGAAGCCGCTCAGATATAGATTGGCTAAGTGCTGAGAGAGATAGTTCCCAATCGGCACCCCGCTGTCTGTGCTTTCGATTATTCCATCCAATAGGCTCAGGGTTCGCGGGCACTTGATCAGCCGCCTTACTCTGCCTTCTAATATTTTGTGATCGATGCTCGGATAAAACTTCCGAATATCCATTTTCAAACAATACTTTATCTCTGGATTAAGTCTCAGTATACCCTGGATTTTCTTCGCACACTTATGGATGCCCCTGCCTGGAACGCAAGCATAGGTATCCGCAATCAGGTTGTTAACCAGGATTGGCAGGATCACCTGGAGGATGGCATGATGCACGATGCGATCAGGGTAATAGGGCAACTTATATATCTCTCTGAGCTTGGTGCCGCATTTGCGCTCGAATATCTCGTATTTCGATGTTTCATAGCTGCCATCAGAGAGTATCGTATGCAGCTCCGTAATCCTATCATTCAGAGTGCGATCCACGTACTGCACCTCTTTATACCAGGTCTTTCCTTTCCGTGCGCTCTGGTGCGCAAGATACAGATTGTCTATGTCCACTATTTTGTCGAAAAGATTACCGTATCGCTTCATCTGCTTATTTCCGCCCGGAGCCTTCGCTTGCGCTACCAGCACCCATGGGCTTGCTATTTATTTTGGCAAGGGCCAAGGTGATCGGAGACAGAGTTCGTGTCATAAATAAGCTAAGCTGCCTGCCGATATTCGTATTACGGTTACCGGAGCTGTTATTCGCATTCACGTAGAAAACGCCTGCATTTCCACTGTTATTCGAATTCCCGCCCACTGCAACTACCCGCAGTTCCGACCACCTGTATATTTGGAAATTTTTCATAAGCAGAGCCGCCCGCCGAAAGCCGTAGTACGGGTACCGGAGCTGCTATGAGCAAGCACGCAGAAAACGCCCGCATAACCACCGAGAACCGAAATCCCGCCCACCGCAACCACCCGCTTGCCCGCGCCCGACGTGTTGTAGTAGTAATCCGTGATCCCGGTGATCGTGCTTCCCCCGCTCGCTCTGGGATAGAACCCATCCAATCCTGCCACCTCATGTATCCTGGCAAAGGAGCCGCTGCCCGGAACGTTATCGGCTTCGCTATGGGCGATGAACTTCCTGTATGCGTCTGAAGGATTATCGTCCAAAAAGGCTCCCGGGCTGACATAGGCGTCTAATCGATTCACTGTGTCGAAATCCAAGACAATGCCATCCAGCCATTGCCAGATATGCCCGTATGGCGACTCAATGCCTCGGTAGCATGGAATCACATCGTCCCAATACAAATCATTGGCTCCATCGAAAATCGGCAACCCAGCACCTTCGCCGTAGATATCCTTCAGGGATACATTCCCGCTGCCATTGCCCAGACTCTCCGTCCCACCAGTGGGCACGATAGGCACGTATGTTGAGCTGCCACCCGATACCGATGCAGCCCAGCTTCCAGAGGCAAGATTGCTCAGGCCGCCAGCATTGTCGCCGGCCAGTGCTCCTTGCGAATTGAACGTCCCGTATTCTATTAGAAACAGCAATTGAATTGCGCTCCAGAGGCTCCAATCTGTTAGCCGCCAGGTAGAATCGTCTGTGTTCCCGTCTCTGTTTCTGGCTGCCTCCCGAAACTCCGCTCTGGTGCCTTGCGCTACAGGGAGTTTTCCCTTTACCGAAGCGAGCTTTGGGTTGGTTTGGTAACGTAGCTGTCGCTCATTTTCTGCTAAGCGCTGATGAACGGTGTTGGGATCACCCTCATAATCATAATAGTCCAGATAATTGTCGCCAAGCTGCAAAACGCCTTCGTATGCGCTCATATACCTGAACGGCACCTCAGTTTTTTCCCCTTCTATAATCTTGAAAAACGCTGGATGCACAGTATAGCCCGCTTTGGGGCTTGGCGATATCCACCACTCCATTGTGTCTGGACTGGAGTCTGAATATACCGCTCTCTGGAAAAACCTCGGGATTTCCACCATCACCTGACCGTCAGTGCCATCGAGCTTGGCGGCCGTGCCATCTGCCCTTTTCGTGGAATCAGTAGGGTGCAGGTAATACACAACGCTATTCTGCGGCTTGGCTGGGTCAGCTATAGTGTCCTTCATCACGCATCTGCGCATCCGATTCTGCACCGTGCACTTCGCGGCAATTTCGGGATTCCAGGCCAACGCTCCGCTGGCATTGTTGTACTCCTCCAGAGCCCCCAGGCGATCATATCGCCCAGCCCCGGCAGTAGGAGGCTGATTAAAATTAAAGCGAAGGCCGTAGGGCTCCGCCCCCAATATGTTCGCATTCCCCAACCTCTGCCTAAGCTCCAGTCTCATCTCTAAAACCCGTAAACCACCAGCACCATCGTGCTGCCAGCCGCTATTGTGATCTTCGTGAAATGGCTGATATATGTCCACCCGTCCGGACACACCCCATTCAGCTGGCTCAGGTTCACGCCCACGCCATTGATTTCATAGCTTGTCGCATCATCCGGGAAGGCAGCCCCAAAGATGCTGATCCCCCCAAATGTCCCCACCAAAGCCGTTCCTGCTCCGCAGACCTGGCCATTATCCGGCATGCTCTGTATGGTTTTCTTTGCTACACTTCTTTTTGCTTTTGCTTGTGCCATTTTATTGCTCTCCTTCTTTTTTCTTGCGTGAAGACTTCGGTGGGATCTGCCCATTATTGATCCAGTTCAATTCCACCTTCGTCATATAGGCATCTATTTTATGGTCGATGAGTTGTTCGATTTTATCAAACCTTTCATCTATCTGTGTGTGAATAGCTTCGATGGTCGAGCTCTGGCATTTCACGCAGTTTTCGCGAATCGCCCCGACTTCCTTTTTCAAGGTCTGAATGTCCGCCCAAGCTGTTTTGAAGAGCCAGGCCATCACTCCCGCATAGAGCCCGAAGAGCGCGAAAAATGTCTTGATCGCATCAGGAGTCATCTTGCCCCCCATATTCGATAAAATGCCCGGCGGCAAGGCACACCGCCGGGCTGTCTGGAGGTACATGTCGGGGTACTATAATGTAATTTCATCCGTTCCTCACACGCAAATATTCGGCCAGCTCCATCACGATCGCCTGAAAGGACTTCAGCAGAGCAGTGTGCTCTTTTTCGATCATGAAGTCAGTGGCTTGGTCTAAAAATTTCACTATGTAATTACACAGCTCTTTGGCGGGTTCTTCCCGTTTCTGCTCTTGCCGGATCAGGGACACCAGGCTTTGCAGCGCCGTGTCTGCAGGGCTCTCTGCATAGGCTTTTAGCGCCGTGATCAGGGCCTTGCGCCGGGCTATGGAGATATCGCGGTCCAGCTTACGCTCTTCGCTCTCCAGCTTGTCCCATTTGCCAGCCTTGATCCACCTTGCGACTGTGATTGGACTACAGCCCACGGTGCTCGCGAGCTCCTTCGGGCAGGTTTTGCCGCCGATAAACAGCTCAAAGGCTGTCTCTTTTTTCTCTCTGAATGCTTTGCTATTAGCCATGTACCCAGTTTCGCCACCCCGCCCAATCCGGTCAAACCCACCTGCCCACTCCTGCCACAGTATCGTTTGGGCAAAAGAAAAGCCCCGGCCGAAACCGGGGCTTAGTTTGTGCTTGTACTTCTATCTTGCCGGGCCTATCTCATTCACTACTATGTCCCAGTAAGGCTTTGCCTGTTTGTGCCTTACCGCTATATGGAAAGCATGCTTGGATGTGCCACCCATCATGTTCTTGCCGCTGACCACACCCGTAAAGTGCCACTCACCATCTACGCGGTACTTTTTGGCGTATTCCACGTGTGCCTTGCCGGGCTCTCTCATCTGAGACACCAGGGCATAGCGTGCATATAGTCTTGCGCCACTCTCGGTATCTTTGTCCGGCTTATCACCGCTCAAGCTCCCGATCATAATTATCACAAATACAAGCAAAAACACGACTCCACAGCCGATGGCCACTTTGTTTTGTCCCTTGCTGCAGGACGGACACACCCTGTTGGCGCCTGTGTTTTCTGTCTCATATTCCTGCTTACAATATACGCACTTCTTGATCATGATATACCTCCATTTTTAGAATTTATCATCTTTGTATCGGGCAGACATTCGGTCAAGATCTTATTCATCTTCCGGCCTTACCTTCCGCCGCTCCATATATTTGATAATCTCCGCGCCCTGCACCCTGAGCGCCCTGCCACATGGCCGAAACGCCGGAAGGGGATCATCCATATCCCGGATCATCCTGTACACCGTGCTGATGTCCACTGCCAGGCGTTCGGCAATCTCGTCCGGACGGTAGCTCCTGTCACTCTTGAAAAGCTGTTCCATTTCTATTCCCATTCCCCTTTGATTTTCTGGTACTCTCGTTCTGCCCGGTCTGGGATCTTCCCCTTCGCCACCGCCAGCATCATTCCGGGCTCCTGCCTCAATCTGCGCACCCGCTCCGGCATTTCATAGGCCGCCAAGCTCTCCGCATCCGGAAAGCGCATCGTCCAGCGCATCAGCTCCAGCCAACTCGCGTGTTCGTTCCAGGCCCGGTCCATTAGTTCGCTGATAATAGCCTCTCGCTCTGCCAGCTTCACCTTCTGCGCATTATCAGGACATTGGCTCCCGCTGGTGGCAGCCCTGGCTTTCTTCCTCTTCTCAGCCAGCTCGCTCCTTTGCTTGTCCAGCTTATACCATTCGGCCAGGTATTCATCGAAATGGCTCTGGCGGTAGAGGGTGCTGGGGCGTAGATTGTGCTCCATCTGGGCGTTTCCTGTCCACTGTGCACACTTCGCCTCATGCACCCGGAAAAAGTCCGCCACCTGGTAGCCCTGCTTCAGCCGGCCCACGATCAGAGCCTTCGCGCTGTCTGTAGCCCCAAACCGGCTCCCTGTGCGCTTATTGAGGTCGGCGAGTATCGCGAGCGCATCCTGGTCATAAAGCGCACCAGAATCGATATTATCGTGCTTCAGGCGTGCTATCCGGATCAGGTTCGTGATCCAATTCCGAAAGCGGCGGGCGAGTTCTACTTCGCCCACCAGCTCTTCGGCCACTTTCTTCAATTCTGAATTTGTCATTTTACTTCCACCCTTTTCCATTGAGCCAAAACAGACTCTGCTTCAGCTCGGCCAAAATGCCGGTGATCACGATGTGCTCATCCATGAACTTGCCGACCTGCTCTACCGAGGGCAACTTTCGGCGTAACCACTGCATGTAGGCCTTGTGCTTCTGCTCTAATAGATAGCCGAGGGCGCCTGGTCTAAAGGCACTTTTGCCATCGTGCTTAAGTAGCCCGACTAACTCTTCTGTTTCTTCTGTGCTAAGGCCCGGAGGCATGCGCTCACCTTCCCATTGCAATTTTAGCCAATCTGCCCGCTTCGTCAGCTTGCTAATTTCTGCCTCATATAGGTCAATGAAGTACTGTTTGGAGCTTATGACTTTCATTTTCTATACCCGCCTACAGCGCCGCAAAATCCAGCACTATGCTGCGCAGTTTCCCATCTTCTCCAGCTTCCTGAAAATAGAAATAGGTCTTCGTTTCCAGCACCTTCTGCGCCGTAGCGATCAGCTCCATAGCCTCCAGCCAGGGCGGATCCGTGAAGTTATAACGTCTGAGCCCAATGATCTGCTTGGCATCCACTTCGCCGCGACTGTCCACATTGAAGGCGTTCATCACCAGGGCCACGATCTTGTCGTTACTACCCGGACTCCAGCTTCGGATGCACTCATCGATCTTCAGCTTGGCCAGGTTCAGGTTCTCATCGAAAGTGAACCTTTTGGCCACCTTCACAGTGACCGCCTCTGTCATGCTGAAGTTATAGAGGGTAGTCCCCCCTTCCCATTCCACTCCGCGCTCTGCGGCGATCTCTTCCAGGTGATTGGCGATTGTGCGGCTCATGATCGCCTTTTCATTGGCGATGATGATGTTCAGACGCCTGGCCCGGTTCACCAGCCCCGCCACCAGCTCATCTCTGCGCCTGTCTTGTGCCGGCACATATTTCTCAGGGACTTCCTGCCCCTGTCCATCGATCCACACTCTATCTGTGGCTTTCTTCTTCTTAGCCATTATTGGCCTCCCTTGTCGTCATCAGCTCAATTTCACGTTCCAGAGCCTCTATATACCGCTCATCATCTTCCAGAGTCCAGCTCTCCTGTATCTTTTCCTGTGCCCGGATCATCCTGAATACATCCAGGTAATAGGGCTCTGTATCCGTGATGATCAGAAAGTCCTTTCCGCTCGCCAAGACCTTGTTCAGCCTGGGATTGGTGGCCATCTCAACGAATCTTGGCAGCTCATATCTTACCGGCTTTTCGCTGCCCTCGGTGTCCTCGGTGGTAGCCAATAGTTCCAGAATCACAGGATCTTTCACCTCGCACATTATAGACTTTTCAGCGCCCTCGGTGTCCTCGGTGGTAGCCCTCTTTTTCCTGCTCACATTCAGAGCACCCTGCTTCAGCTCCTCCGGAACACTCCGGTCCAGCCCCAAATCAGGGATCAGATCTTTACCCTTTGCCACTTTTTTAGCATTCCGCAAATGGGGCTCTATCAGCTCAGTCACCGGTTTCCCGTTCGGGAGCTTCGTCCTGGTCCCCACCCAGCCCTTTCCAGAGCAGACCAAGCACCGGCTCGTCTGTGGGTCCCTGGTCAAAAATTCATATTCGTTGGTATCTTCTTTGATTTTGCCGGCGCCAGCGCACACCGGACAGGTCAGTTTACCGCTTGCCATTTAGTGCCCCCTCAAATTCTCTTTGGATGAGCTGGATCTCGTCCTTCATTTCTACCAGGTAATGCTCGTCCATCTTTTCCGGCATATTAAACCACAGGGCCAGCTTGAACTGCAGCGCACTCCAGGTACAGTTAAAGCGCTCCATCATCGTCTGTTTCCACTGATCCACCAGAACCTTCTTCAGGTCCGGAGGCTCCAGCTCTGCAGCTTCTTTTTTCATCTGCTTCAGCTCGGCTCTCAGTTCACCCAGGGGTGTCGTTTCTGCGCTTTCCAAGAGGTCTTCACGCCCCTGGTCGTCTGCCTCTTCCATCATTGGCGCGATCACCAGCAGCCGGTCCATACCGATTCCCTTCAGGGTCTCTTCATCCTGATCCATATCCTCGATGTACAGCCGCTGGATCCGGATCAGCTTGTTTGCCATAGCAGAAGACATATTATATTCGGCCTCCACAAAGTCCTTGAAGCTCTCATAGCCTCTGAATCTAAAGTACTTGATCCGCTTCACATTGTTGAGGAGTTGTCCCAGGATGAGGAAGTTCTCTTCCAGCTTATCCTGTAGATCTCCGATCGCCTCGAATTGCTCTTCCGGAGTCTGGTCGATCCTGGCTATTCTTTTTTCATCTTGCTTATTCATTATTGATACCTCCACCTGTCATTTGTATTTGCTTGTTAGACATGAACGCTACCGTCACCAATTGAGACATTGCCGTGATGGTCGCATCGAAATAATCGAGCTGCATGGGCAGCCCTTTCGTGAGTGTCAGTTCTTTCTTATATCCGCATTCTTCACACTTCAGCCCCACCACGTATTGGCCTGCGCTGTTTTGCCGGATATATGGCTTGATCGGCACCGCAAAGTTTTGCCGGCATTTGCCACATGACTCCACAAGTAGCTCTGGATACAGTTTTTTAGCCACGTTCCCCCCTCAGAATCTCCTCGATCCTTCGGCTCAGCCCCGTCACCACTTTCACATAGTCGAGAGCGCTCGCATATCTGCCACCCTTCGGCCGGCAAAAGTCATGCCTCACCATCATATCCAGTGTCACCCAGCCCGGAAGCCCGT